GTACGCTTTGTTTCTTGGGTTGGTAGTAAAGCCTGTTCCCACTAGATCGTTGCCGTAGCGAACATTGATGTAACGCTCCGTGTATTGAAAAGTTGTTGGACGCCATTGCAAGACTGTTGAGGCTACAGAATATGCGCTGGTTGCAATCCCGTTTACCAATCGGGCAAACAGATACCAATTACCGCCTGGCAGTGTTGCCGATATGGTTGGCAGCGATTGATTAGGTGAAATTGGTACGCCGTTGCTTGGAACTTGCGTAAACCCGAGCAGGTATAGCTGACCTGGTGTTGGGCTGGAAAATGCTGAGTACCATATCTCTGCAACAGTTACAAAACTGGCGGTGCCAACATACGGCTGTACAGTAATGGTCGGCACTGCTGCTGATGGGTAACTAACGGTGACTGTTGGCGCAGGCACTACACCAAAAAATGACGGGTCTGTGATTTGCGTATTTGGTGCTGGGCTGTATTGGACTATGGTGGCGTTGTCGTAGACGGCAGCGTTATATTCGTTGAGTTCAAGACTTGCGCCCAGATTGCCGTCGGGCAGCGATATCTCGCTGACTTTCATTACCCTGAACAGTTTTGCGCTCCAGCCGTAACTGGTGTTTGTGACAGATACCACATCGCCTGCGTCTAGCTGAATGGCTGGATAGGCCGCATTGATGCCGACAATCAAATCTTCCCTGGCCTGCTCTAGCACTCGGTTTGCCAAGTAGCTGACTTGGACCGACTCGTTTATCAGATCAAAATTGCATGAAAATTTATTGATTGGCTCGTTGGCGTACAGCAGGTTTGCAGGGGTTTCAAGATAAACCAAATCTCGCTGGTCACGGTTTAATTTGTTGGGAAATTGCGCCTCAATTTGATTGATTGAGTTTGCAATATCTGTCAAGCTAACTTTTATGTCGCCAATGATGTTGGTGTCATCAAACGCATAAGCCGTGCTTTCCGCTTTGTTGACCACGATTGACCATTGCCCAGACGCTGCGTTATAGGCGTTCCAACTGTCGCAGGCCAGCATGATGCGGTCAATGTTGGCAAGGACATTTTGCCCTGTGTCTAGCACGCCGTTGATGCGGTATCTGGCTTGCGTTGCAGGGTTGCCGCTGCTGTCAGTAAACGTAATCGTTTGGTCTGAATAGGTGTTAAGCGCAGTTGCAGATGCAGTGTTTATTAAGCCTGCTGCCATACCGCCGCCGTAGACTTCATTGCCCAAATAGTCTGCCCATACATCCCCTGGCTTGGCTGCACCTGTGCCGTTTAGATTTTGCGTGACATTGAATGTGATGGCTTGTAGATTTGTGGTGCCTGCGTCTTGGTTGTAGTTGAGTTTTACAATTGCAAATGCTAAACCATTCATCTGTCGGACGGCAGCAGGCCAGCGTTCTGCTGCAATTATGTCTGCGCCGCCCATTGCGGTATTGGGTGCGCTGCCCGTAATGGTAGTGATTACACCGGCATCAGTTGAGGTGTACAAGTTGATGTAAAGATAGCCGCTAATTTTTGTGTCTACATTGCCAGCGCCGTCTGTCAAGCTGACAACTTTGGTCAAGTCTGTTGCATCAAAAGTCACCAATCGGTCGCCGTAGTAAAACTTGGTACGGTCAAAACTAAACTGCCCATTAGGGCTAATGCTGCTGATCGCCAGCACGTAGTACATAGATTGCTGGTCAATCGTCAACACTGCGTCCACAAATGTGCCGCCCATGTAGGCGTTGCCGTAGACAATAGGTAAGGTATTGGTGGTGTTAGGTGCTACCTGTTGTCTGACGCCTTGGTCAACGGGCTGGTTTGCTGTTGGGTCATTTGGGGCAAATATCCTACCAATGACATAACTTACGGCAAAATTAACTGCAAAGGTTGATATCGCTACAGCAGCAGCCCCGCCTCCTAATAATGCTGCTCCATACGCAATAATTGTCGCAACCATTTAATGCACCCGAAAGAATGTTGCTTGCATGGGGCTATAGCCTCGCTTGGTGTAATCAATCCAAGTATTGTTTGCCATCACAGCGGTGACTGCTACATCAATGCGCCCATCGTCAATTAAATCTGTAGCCAGCCGATCAAATTCTTTCCAAAGCCTGCCGCCAACTGTCCCGTTTCTATGCTCGGGCTTGACCCACCAAGCCAGTTCGTGAAGTTCGTAGACTTCAGGACACCAGACGTTTGTGGTTATAAGTGCTGCAATAAAGCCGCGAGATTCATTGTCAATCAAAACAAATCCTCGCCCTGCCATCATTTGCGTCATCAGGTTGGCAACGTGCGCTTCATCATGCGCTGCTGCTGCTTGCAATGCTGGCACAGGTGTCTGTGTGCTGTAGTCACGCATCATTTGCAGCAACTCAGGCATATCGTGTTTGTTGGCTTCGCGGATCATCAATTCGGCCCTTCAAAAGTTGTTTGAGCGTTTGATGTGTTGCTGCTGACGGTTGCGGATTGTGGTGGTTTGCCAAAGTCAAAATACGTGGCTGCAATCGCAGGAACACGACTCATGCTAGTGTCGCTCGGGTAGATAAAATTCCACGCCTTGGGAGTCGTTTTAATGCCTTGTATGCGGTTTTCTAAGATGGTTCTAAAGCTGGCGCAGGTGATGCCAACCGTGGCAATCCGTGTCCGCAGTTGATCGTTGAAATCTTCAGTGATTGAACAATTGCTGACAATGCCTGAATACCGTTTAAAAAACTGCTGGCTAGGGCTGGTAATGATTTGGTTGTTGCTGTCCAGGAATCCACGCCAAACGTCAATGTTGCTGCCCTTAATGTTGGCGGCAAGCACAACAGACACATTGGTGCCATCAACACCGGCAAGCGATATAGCCAAATCTGCGCTGTTGGCTTTAATGCTTCGGTCAATGGCGCTAATTGTGAGCAGACTTCCCAGGTTGGTAAACGTCATGCCGTCTACGGTAATTGCTGCCGCTGCATTGCAAAAGTAATAGGTTGCCGTGCTGGTGATTAGCCGTATGAATTCAGCCTGGATGATGGATGAGCTGCTCAGTGCAGCCATTGTGGTGGTCATCCTGTTATGTCCTCAATAAACACAAAATCCCCATCCCACTGCACAAATGCGCCAGAAGTCATCGGATTGAGTGTGTAAGTTGGGCATTGTGCCGCCAGCAGATAAAACGTACAGGCCGAGCCGACTGCGCTCAATGTGCCTGTTGACGGAGTGCCGATTACAGGACGATGCAAGGTCACGCTCACTGTAGAGCCGCCGCCACGCAAAACCTCGGCGGTGACTTTGTACGGGTAAATGCCAAGCTGTAGAAAATCGCCAGCGGCAAATACTACAGCGGATGATGAAACGCTTGGGAGGTTGCCAACAGTGATTGTGGTTGCGTTGGCGGCTGGCACGGCGGCAAGGGTTAGGGCTGCTGCCTGTCCACTTGTCAAGCCGCCTTTGTAATCGTCAAACCAACTCAGTAAGCTGCTGGCAAATGTAATTGTCTCAGGAAGCTGACGGTCTTTGTTGTCAATGGCTTGGATAACGCCTCGCACTTGTGGGTAGTACAGATAGGCGTGCGGTCGCACCGTGAATGACCAAGGCACAGATGTGAGGTATTCAGCTACGCGAACTTGGCCTGATCTGCTGACTTGCTGCCCAACAGTGCGCCGATTTTGAACGCTAATACTTTGGCTGATTTCAAAGATGGTTTGGAAACTCATGTTCTGCCCCTGCCGAGCGATAGGTTTTTGGCTCCGTAGGCGTTTGCTGCCCAGACTGCTTTGCTGCTGCCAAGAATGCGATCTTCAAACGACTTGGTGTCAATAGCTTGAATGTTGTAGTTTGTTATGTTGGTAGAGCCGCCCATTGCCATTGAATGATTTGGAACAATTGCGCCAGCACTGCGAGGCACAAACAACTCTGGCCCACGTTCTCCCACTAAATATGTGCCGCCACTTTCTACCGGACCACCGTCTGCTCTTGGCCCAGAATTTGTCCGATCAAGACTTACAGACGGAAATATGAAGTTTGCTAACGGAGCAAATAGATTTGTTGCGGCTGCGCGGAGTTGTATTGCCAACATATCTTTAATAATAGACTTGGCAAAATCTCCAAAATTTAATTTGCCTGTAGTTACAAACTCATCCAATGCTTTGGACATACTGCCCATCAAAGAATCAAAGGATTTGGCACCTGATTCAAAACTGGTTTCCATGTTTCTGTTAACAGCATCTAGCCTTGATACAAAACCTTCATAAAAACCGCCAGATGTTTGAGATTTTAATATTCTTCCGCGCTCAACTATATTTTGCAATGCTTTTTCATTTAATTTGTCTTCTCGTGCAAGCGCTTCTCTTCTGCTTTCTCTATCAAGATTTTGCATTGCATTTATTGTTTCTACGGCATCAATATATTTCCATGTTTGCTGCAATATTTCTTTTTCTTCTTGCAGTTTTTCTGCTTTTAAAAAACGTCCTTTTTGCTCCAGCTTAAACATTTCCTGCTCTCTAGCCAGTAAAATTATTTGCTGCTCTTGTCTTTGAGCATATTGAGCATTGCCTTGCGCGTACAAACCTTGTTGTTCTGCTTGTGCTTGATTTGCATCTTCAACATCTTTTCGCTCTGCTTCGTAGCCTTTCATAACCAAATCTTGCTGTTTTTTTATAGCGTCTTGTTTTTGTTTTTCCAAATCTTGCCAAAGATGATTAAATTCAGATAGCTGTCGTTTGGCTTCAGCAGCAGCTTTATCAGCGGCAGCTTTTGCTTCTGGACTAATCCCTAAAGTTGTTAATCTTTTAGGTGCATCAATTTTGTTTTCTTGTTTTGCAGCAGAAAACTCATCTGCTTTAATTCTTTGAATGGCTATTAGCGCATCTTGCTCTCTTTGCAAGGCAAGTATTTCTCTGTCAATAGTTGACAAAACTAATGGTCGCCCAAGAGCCAATTCTCTTTGTTTTCCCAACTCCGCAATTTCTTTGCTTAATTCTACAATCCTAACTGTAGGGTCGTTGCCAGTCCCAAACCCAATAAATTTTCCAAAAATAGTAAATGACAAATTAGATATATCTAAGGCTTTTAACCATTGACCTAATTTTAATAAACTTGGGCCTAATGATTCAGTAATCAATAAGCTAATTTCTCTACCTACGCCTTTAAATAAATCAAATGCCTGTGCCGCATCTTTAATGGCTTGCTCTTGTTCAAGCGTTGCGCCTTTACCTTCTCTTAGTCCTTTGGCAAAGTCCACCATGTCTACGCCTTTAGACGCTTTACCAAACGCATCTGCCGCCCTAGCGTTTCGGGTCAATGGGTCTTCCATTGCTGCAATTGCTTCAGTCGTTTTAATCAACAACTGCTGCGTAGACATATTCCCAATGTCTTTTAAAGATATGCCTAAATCGCTAAATGTTTTTTGTCCTTCAAATGAGCCTTTTGCTGCTTTGTCTACAAAGTCTGTAAAACTGGCAATCATCTTCCCAGCGTTTGCACCTTTGCCGCCAGAGTTTTCTAAAGCATTTGTGAGTTTAATAATTGAGTCAATGGCAATGTCATTGGCTGCTGCTACATCAACAATTTCGTCAGCGTATGCAACTGCTTTATAAGTGGCAACAGACAAAGCAGCACCAAGCGCCAGCACTGCATTTTTAGCTACGCCAACGGCTGCTGTAGCAAAATGATCTAACTTTCTGGATGCAGCTTCTAAACCAGTGACAAACTCGGCGCTGTTAAGGCCCAGGGCTACACCAAGCCGAGCAATGTTAGCCATGATTAAATCGTCCTTTGCTAAAGCCTGGCGCCTGCACCATAAACGCTAACAGGCTGTCATTAGCCTGCGCTGCAAGCTGTTCTTGACTGGCTGGAGGGTACAAATAGTCATGCACTGCGCCAAGCGTGCCTGCAAGCCTGTACGGGGTTGCGTGGGGCGGTCTGATGTAGTTAAAGACGCCGGTTGTCAATACGGCAAGCTGCGCCAGCAGGCCATGATTGCCAATGACTCCATCGGCGTACATTGTTTGGATTTGCAGCATAGTGATTTGGTCAAGGGCAGCAATTGATTCTGGTGTATGCCCATTGAAGACCATCGCTGCGGCGACTTGCTCCCTCAATGAGCCAATTAGTTTCCCCGGTTCTCCTTGTAGCCTGGACTGATAACTTCATTGATCTTTTCTACTAAAGCCAATTGCACGCTCAAAGGCCATTCCAATTCAATTTCAGCGTAGGTAATGTCGTCCAAAGTGTTCTCTGGGTTTTCTGGTTGGAGCAGGCGAATCATCTCAGTGATGCGTGCCTCCATCATTGCTTTGTTTGTAGCGGCCTCTCGCATTGAGCGCCCAGACACAACAACATCGTTATCCGTAAAAACCAATTCTTCGTTTTTCAGCGTCTTAAATTCGTCTAAGGATTTTGTCAAGTCAGCGTAAATTTTGTCAATCGCTGCGCTGTCTGGTTTGATAATGCGGCTGTGCATGGCATCGCTTTCGCTCACCAGTGGCACTCGCACTCGGAAGGCGTGGCCTCTAAGGTCAAACTTTTTGATGCGGAATTCTGCGCCTGTTCCCAATGCGCTGGATAGTCTTGTCATAAATTTGCTTTCTTGTATTGATCTAAACGTCTTGCTAATATTTGCCCTAAATTTTTTACTGTGCTTTGCGATTGTGATTCTAACGCAACACGCAAATAAGGATGTTTTGGATTGCGTGCAGAACCAAATTCTTGGGCTACGGCTCTTGCATCATACGGGAAAATAGACTTAGCAAACTTTCTAAATTTCTTTTGATAGGCTTTTTTATCTGATTCATATAATGCTGCGTTTGCTGCATAAAATTCTTTTTTAGCTTTTTTGGGAAACGCTTTGGTTGTAACAAGCGCAATAACTGTATCTGTAATTGCAATGTATTTTGATCGCTTGTCTTTGCGATTTGGGCGTCTAGCCTCTATTTGTAAGGTGCGTTTAAGGTCACCAGTGTCCTCTGGTGCTCCTGCCCTAGCTTTAGCCAATACTGGCTTCATGGCCTCTCGCACTGCCGGGATTAGGATTTTGCTGTTGGCTTTTTTGTCGCCAATTTCGTCAGCTAATTCTCGAAAGACTGCTTGGACACTGCCCATGCCTTCAAGTTTGATGCTGACGCTCATGTCATCCTCGGATGATGTCTTTGTACATTAAGTTGTTAAGTT